GAACAAATGAGTGAGGATGAGATGGCTAATATTCTACTGGGTCTTAGCACATTATACAACCGTAAGTTCGACAGATTATTCACCGAGTTTGAGAAAGTATGTAGACACGGAGGTATATTTCTAGACAAAGACTTGGTTGAGGTTGCGAAGCAACACGAGAAGTACAATGAGAAACTAGATGAGATGTTCACAGAATAATAGGATAAAAATGACAGAAGATAAAGTTATACAACACCTAAACAACTTAGGATATTCCTTTGTTAAGATGGATGATAGGTTCTCTAGATATGATGCTTTCGATGAAGAGAGAGGAATAGCAGTAGAGATTAAATGTAGACACAAGCACTATCCCGATACTATGATTGAGAAGATTAAGTATCAATGGAATAAGAGTTTCTCGGAAGACAACGGTCTTGAGTTTCTATATGTAGTGTCTATGCCTACGCCTAAGAAGAAGGATTGCTGTAGTATCTACGTGTTTGATCCCGTAGCTATGGAAGACGAGGAAGACTATGACTTCAAATGGCACACTAAGAAGCTACCTGAGAACACAGAGTTCGCTAGTAAGCCTAAGTGGATTGATAAGGAAGTAGGTTATCTAAAGATTGAAGATGCTATAGTTACTTTAGAGGAGAGGACGAAGCATTAGCAGTTCACCGGTGAACTACTCTGTATCGCTTAAAAAACCCGAAGCTGTAGAAGCGAACCCTAGTTTCTGTAGTGCTCTCCCTTTCTCAAACGCTAAGTCAGCTGTTGTAGGAGTAGCACCTAAGAGATCGTTTAAAGCTTTAGGGATTTGTTGATTAACTTGTTTCTTATCCTCTGTCTTAAGTTTTCTCTTAGACCCTGATTGCTTAGGTCTCATAGTTCTTATGTTTCCAGTCATAGGAGGTGTCACAGCGACAACTCTATTAGGAAGGAACTTATCTGTCCCCGGAAGAAACTCTAAGAAGTTATGCTCATCGCTCATAACACCTGTTAATCTACCATTAGGTTTTATTTTAACTAGAAAGTTGACTCCTCCTTCTGTAATAGAAGAACCGCTCCTACTATAAGAGAACCAAACACCATCCTTGTCCACAGTCAGTTTGTTATCGAAGCCTTGATTCTTAAGATACTTGGCTAAGTCTTTAGGATTCTTAGGGACCTTCTTGCCTAGAGCGAAAGAAGTAGCGAGTGCTGATATCTCAGGAGAATTCACCATATCGTTCCAGTGGTTTCCTGTTACATTAGATTGCGGTTTCTTTAAGATTAGGAAAGGATTAGAAGACTCTCCAATAGAAACCTTTTTCCTCTTAGTTACGTCAAGCTTATCTGTTACTTTGTCTGTTATTTTCTTATCTTTCCATACATCAGAAAAGTGTTTCTGTATGAAAGTGTAATCAGCATCAGAAACTTCTTTAGCGTATTTACCCTTAGAGAATTCTTTAGCAGACTCACCATACACTCCTTTCTTTAAAGGGATATAGTCAGTGTAGAAACCCTTACTCATAAGGTTGTCTATCTCTTTCGTGTCTCCTGTTCTTCCAGCTTGTTTTCCTATGTGTCTATTAGCGAAAGACCTATGTATTAGTTCTGTATTTAAAGCTTTAGGAGATAACCTTTCTGTAGAATATAGAGGTCTGTTTATCCCTGTGCTTCTGTACAACGCTCTAGCTTCAGGGCTTAGAGAATTAATGATAGCGTTCTTAGCTCCTTCTGACGCAGTTTTAACAAAACCTTTCCCTTTCTCTGTTCTTAAGAGATTATTAACCGCTTTATCTATTTCAATCTTAGGTGTTTTAGCGGCCTTAAGTTTACTCTTTAAAGCCTGTGCTTTCACAAGAGCCTGTTGTGTTGGGCCGTAGTGTCCTTGTATATAGTTAGGAACAGAAGACGGGTAAATACCCTTCATTGCACCTCTGCTAATATTAGCTCCAGAGTCTATAGCAGAACTAACAGCCTTAGAACCTTTAGATAACATACCAATACCTAATAAATTCAGAGGGTCTACTACAAAATCTAGAGTAGTTCCTAGGACTTCTGCTGTTCTCGGTTTATCTCTTAAGAATTCTTCAGAGAAAGCATCTTTAAACTGATAATCTTTCTCCTGCTTAAGACCAGTAAGGAATCCTTCCACACCATCTACAACCAAACCTTGAAGTGCATTCGAGGGTGTATCTAAGACTTCTAATATTTGAGTGAACATTCCCATTATCTTACTGATTCTCCTTGTAGTGCCTTACCTCTCTCAAGATAGATATCACCTATAGCTCTCTGATATTCCTCTATCTTCTTCTTAGAGATAGCCTTAGCCTTCTCGAAAGAAGTACTCTGTATCTTTCTCTTCTCCTCGTTTATCAAACCTTTGTAAGAATTAATAGCCTTATCATACTTGAACTTAATTCCTCGAAGTTCTTTACGCTCATCAAAAGTATGAACTTTAAAACCTAAGAAGTTAAACATCGCTTGTGTAGGCGTATAGTCTTGTTTTGTAATATGGTCTGTAGGATCTAATCCTCTCATAAGCTTATCCCAAGAATACCCTCCTAACCAAGGTGGTAAGAAGCCTTTCATAAGATTTTCACCGATAGCTTGCGTCATAAGTTTAGCGTCACCTGTGTCATACCCCGGTAGCTTCTGTCCAGTAAAAGGATCATTACCTGCAAATGAAGTTATCACAGATCCTAAGGGCCCACCTGATGGCTCTAGTACCTGAGGTACAAACTGTATGTCCCAGTGTCCTCTGCCTTGTTCAAAGACATCACCGATAGCTGGAATCCAGTGTTGGGTATCTAAATAGTCACCCTCAGGCCCAGCGTTTCTTATCAATAAGTTTAGACCCGAAACTCCTAATGCTCTAGCTCCTTTTTCTTGAGACTCTAGAATGTTTCTCTCGTACTCTACCTGAGATTTATCAGCATCAAGCTCTCCATACTTATTAACAGCATAGAGAATACCTCCCCATTTAGCCATCTTCCAAGGTTTATCAACCATAGACTCAGCAACAACAGGAACAGCTCTATACATATAGGCTATAAAAGGGTGTGTAGTCTGCCTCATAATCCTTATAGCAGGAGCACTAATCTCGTAGTCTAACATATACTTACGAGCAAAAGCAGCGGCTTGTTCAGGAGTATCTCCTTTAGCTATTCTTGTTTTAAATAGACCCAACCTGAACACATTATCTTCTGCTTGATATAAAGCATCTAAATGTGTCTTCTTAAGATAATTCTTAGTCTTATTACCTACAGATCTAGTGTGTTTCCAAAGTTTCTGTACTATACCAGTAGCATCATCACCATCGTCTAGAATAGGATTTCTGTAGTACTGGTCGTACACATCGTGTATATGACGGTTTAACTCGTTAGATGCTTGATCTGCGTTAAAGACACCCAGCTCTTCAGCTAACTTCAAATCATCTGATTTCTTATCGCCTTTAGTCCTAGCATTAATAAACATCTCTCTTCCCGCCTGAGCGACAAGCTTATAATCTCCTCCTACTATATCATATAACATAACATTAGACATAGTGTTGTTGACGTGTGTTACAGGATTCATAGAAGTCTTGGTTCTCTTCCACCAAGACATAGTATTAGAATATGCTTGGCCTACAGGATTGCCCCTAAAGAAATGTTCTATGTGTTTAGACCTATTGATATCTTTGTATATTTCAGGTCTCACCCACATACCGCTAAGGTTTCCCCAGTTAGAAACTTTAGTACCGTGTATGTTAGAGCTCTTAGGAACTTGAATCCATCCTGCTACCTCATCTTTAGAAGCCCAAGCATCATTCCTAGAAATGTGGTCTAGGAACTTGAAGTAAGCTACATCATTAGTCATAAGCCTACCAGTCTCTAGGAGAGCATAACCATAATTAGTAATCTCCCCCATCTGCTTTAGTTCTTCCTCAGTGTAGTCTCTGTGTACTCTTACTGTACCTGTCTTACTCCTGACGTTACCTACCTTAGTCCAACCATCTGCCAGAAAAGCACCTAACTTATCTGTCGATATGTCTTTAGTTAAACCTCTACGCATCAACTCCTGTCCGAAGACGTGTAGTTCTCTACCGTCTTTGATACCCTTCTTAACTAAAGGATCTGAAGTGTGTTCATAAGATCTGTGTAGATACCTACCTTTATTTTTCTCATAGACTTTCCTGTCCAACATACCTAAGCGAACCATATCTTCACCTAAGCTATCTATAAGTTCTCTACCTTCGTCTGTTATCTTAGATAGGTCAGCCCTTATGTCCATATTGGCTCTACCTGTAGCAAGCATATACATCATCTGTTGCTCTTCAGGAGTTAAATCTAGAGTCTTCTTAAAGATATCGTTGAACTTACCCCTAAGTTTATTCTTCTCAATCCTCTGGCCTTTCTTAAGATTGATGTATTCAGAAGGGAGACCATAGTTATCTATGAACCAATCACCGAACTTATTTACAATAGGACCAGTCTTTGAGTTATTCTGAAGCCAAGTCTTAAAATTATCTGCTTGTCTCCATATAGGATCTGAAACATTCTTAGAATAAGACTCAGCTATCTTCTCTCCCCAAGTATCTCCTATTTTCTTAAAAGCACCTGTTAGTAAGAAAGCACCAAACATACCAGCAGTGGCATTCTGTAGACGATTGCTTCCACCTTCTTCTTCATATCCTGTAGCACCGAAGACTGCACCTAAAGGAGTAGCTTTAGCAGAAGCTTTAAGAATAGTATCTCCTTTCTTAGCCGCACCTAAAGGAGCTAAAATTAAACCTGAAGGGTCTGCCACTAAACCAGCGAACTGAGCTGCTGTAATCTCTCCTCCATATTGCTCTTTATAGAGCTCTAAAAGCTTATGTCTCTCAGCTATTTCAGATTCCTTATAGAACCTATCCTTACGTTCTTCTTCTGTGAAGTCTGTCTTAACACCTGCGTAATTCCCTTCACTATCATAGATAGGCTCAGGCTCAGGATTCCAGAAGAATTGTAATATTCCATCTAGAGTATCGTGAGCTCCTGTAGAGAAAGCATCCCAAAGAGCTAATCTTTCAGCGTAAGGACTGGCAGATACTTTAGTGTCTCCTGAGAAGACACCTTCGAGAGCTAAGTCTGTTTCTGATTTAATTTCTTTAGTATCAGAGAATTTCTCCCAAGGCATTGAAGACTCAGTAGGAACATCATCAGAAGATGCTTCAGAGAATTTCTCCCAAGGCATTGCTTGAGCAGTCATATTTATTAACCTTCAGTATTAGGAAGCGCCCAAGAATCAGGATCTCCTGCATCATTTGGGTAGTTATCCCCTATGTATATATAACCTGTATCAGGATCTTTCCAGCCCTTCTGTCCTGTGAATTCTACAGTACCGGTGTCATCAGGAAGTGCTGATGTTTGGTTTCCTATCTTCTCGGCTGTATCTGTAAACGCAGTGCCTCTACCGCTCTGAACGGCCTCATAGATTTCTTTACCAGAGAAACCGTTAGTTCTCTCAGGCTTAGTAGCGAAGAACTCAGAGAGTTCCATTCTGTCTTTCTCCCATACAAGACACTTCTCACCTTCCCAGACATCACAGAACTTCTTACCATATTCATCCACGATGACATCATAAGCTTTCTTGAGAGCACTCTCCTGTACAGAAGCATCTCCTGAACGAAGAGATTTAATGTAAAGTTGACCTTCTTCGTCTGTGATAGGCTTCCAGCTTTTACTGGCGTGATCATACTGCATAAACTGTGTTTTCGTATCATCTCCCGGGACTCCCATCTCTTTAACAACAGGAGCAGTCTTATCGTTAAGAGCCTGAATCATAGCAGCATCAGCTTTTTTAGCTTGAGCCTCTGCCTTAGCTTGCTCTGTCTCTGCTTTAAATTGATCTAGAGTAGCCCTAGCATTAGAAGTCTCAACATCAGCTGCTTTTTGTAGCATAGATTGTCCGAATCCAGTTAACCCAGCATCCATAAACTCTTGTCCTAAACCTTTAATAGCTAAAGGATCGTTGAAGTCTATATCTTTATTACGCACAAGAATACTTTCAGCTAACTCTTGTTTCTGTTCCAGAGGAGACTTAAGACCTAAAGCACCGCCTATAGCTCTACCCATCATACCGCCACCTAAACCAGCAGCAAAGACACCTACCCTACCTCTATCGAGATTCGCTAGTTCTAAGGCCTTGTTTCTCACATCATCAGATTGTGCCTTCTGTAGATCTAAGAGGCTTCCAAATAAAGATCCGTCTTGTATTGCCATATCTATATACTCCTGATTATCCTAACAGACCTAATATATTACCGAAGAGACCGCCACCTCCGCCTCCGAAGAGACTACTTAAGTATCCCATCTTACTAGCTTCTTTAGCAGAAATAGCGTCTGCTATGTTCATAGAAGCGAACTGTTGACCTTGGGTTACTCCACCTTGTCCAGTAAGTCTTCCTAAGTCTCCTAATCCAGTGAGACCGCCAAACATACTGAAAGCTCTTTGCACATCGCCGGCTTCTCTAGCTCTTTCCGCGTCTAGTATTCCTTGAGATTGTCCTAAAGAACTTGATAATACAGCTCTAACTCCTTGATCTAGAGTCCTTTCTAAACCGCTTGTCACATCAAAACCCGGAGTAGCTAATTTTATTCCTTGAGCAAATAACCTCTCATCTGTACGTTGCCTAAGTTTTTCGTGCTCCGGTCTTAAGAGACCCATCTGCTCTTCAAAAATCTTCTGTTGTAAAGCCAGAGGATCTATAGACATCTCGTCTATTCTTCCTGATATACCTTCAGCTCTAGACAGTAATCTATTAAAGATTACTTGTGCTTCTGGAGACAAGGACTGAACTATCTTTCTCTCGTCCATATCAAAAGTGACAGAACCTAATCCACTAGATACATCATAAGGTTCTGTTAGTTCCTTCTGTCTCTGGAAGTCGTCCCAGAGTGCTTGTATTCCTGCTCCAGCAGATTTACTTCCTGCGTATGCTCTAACTACATCAGCTATAGTGTCGGAAGTATTATTTTCGAAAGACTGGGGGTCGTAACTTTTGTGGCCTACTCCTAAATCTTGGTTTGGCATATCTCTTATCTCCTTTTAATCCATCCGGGTTTCTTACCCCATACTTTTAACGCTTCCTTATAACCAGCATCTGTCTGCCAGTAAGGGTCTTTAGAATCTACAGACCAGAACCCACCACCTTTAGCTAGCTTCCACCCCGGTTTAGTTTTCTTATTAGGTTTGGTTGTATCTTTTTTCTTCTTTAGTTGTTCTCTAGTCTTTTTGTCTAGCTCGAGGACATCAATAACTTTAGAGCCTCTGCCACCCAGCAACATACCAATAGCTTCTAAGTTTTTCATCTTCTTAGGGGGTTCTTTTTTTACAACAAGGTCATTAGGACCGACTGGAATATTAGTTAACTTCTCTATATCTTCACCTTGGTTCTCTGCCTGTGCTATTCTAAGTTTTATATTATTCTTTGCTAACGCTTTTGTTTTAAATGTAGAAAGACCAGACATTTGTTTACCTGTTTGTGGGTGGTCTCCCGCATAGAAATTAACCCACATATTCCCTACTTTCTTTGTCTCTGCGTGTTTAGGTGTAGTTAAGAAATGCTCTATCCTTAAGGTACCGTCCTCGTCCCTATCACCAGTTAAGTTTCTATAATGTGTTGGCATCTTATGCTGTCCGTTTCCACATATACACTACGATATACGGTTGTAAGTTGTTATGTGGGTCATCACCACCAGTATCAGCTAAAGGTGGGTCATTTGTCGCTATGCTAGTATTTGCATACGCTTGTTTCGCGTGTGTACGAATTGGGTCAAAAGACTCTTGTTTTGCCCAAGTTTTGTGCGTATGAGATGGCATTTCATCAACAGTCAGTGTGTGTTTAAACTCACCACCCTCTGTACCTGCTGTGAATGTTTGAGACTCAGGTATAGGCTGGTCATCGTCTGTGCTTGTACCGTTACCAATAAGAACCCTGCCTTTACCAAAAGCTTCCCACGTTCCCATTCCAAGAAGCGTATTAACTTCTGCTGGTGTTGTGGCTGAAGCTGCGCTATCACTTGTTGTAGTAAATATCGAACCTACTGGATATACAAGGTTGTTGATTGCAGCTTTATCTAAGGCGGCTACTGCTGTTGTTACATAGGCTGTAGTGGCAACCTTTGTTGAGTTATCTGAAGCACTTACAGTGGGAGCTGTTACTTCATCCGCCCCTGAAGCGGTAACTGTTCCTGTAAATGTAGGACTTGCCGTATCTGCCTTGTCTGCACTTCTAGCAGCTATCTCGTTAAACTCAACCACCAAGTCAGAGGCTTTAATAACCTTATCTGTGTGTCCTGTGGCTAGGGCATCTCTACCACTCCAAGCCGTACCACCTGGATTTTGTACTGAATAATTTGCCATTCTCTATTCTCCTATCTAATTTTTCCCTGCTTATACAGTAAGGTTAAGTCTTGTACAGACACAAGGCTGTCATTAACCACCGTGTCTATTCCTATTTTTAAATGTTTTACTGAACCCTTGAGGGGGATGCTATACTCCCTCTGACCGATAAGCGGTGAGAACTCAGCTATACCAAACTCAGATACACCATACAATGCTGAAGTCCCTGAACTTGTTGGCGTTAGTGTTTTTTGGTTTGAGTTAAAAGCATCAATGCCAAAGTCCTTGTACCAGTTAATAGTTACATCTGTGCTAACACCACCATCAAAGGTTGCCTTTAGGGTTTTGAGTAGGGCAGAAGCCACGCCCTCACCCATAGCTATCCAAGTAGTTATAAAACGACTCAGGTAGGTTTTTGTTGTTGTGCTTGAGGGTGAAACATAAACCCTGTCAACATAATCTTGATAGGTAGCTATACTTCCATCTTTTGAACCCATTAACAACCCCATAGAGTCTGTGAAAGCAAAACTAGCTGGACCTATACCAGAATTAAACGTCCACTTTGTTGCTCTGGGTACACCATTAGGTGTGTTGTGTTTAACATCAAATACATAAGTCGAAGGAACATCAACAAAAGACATAATATATAATCCCTCGTCTTCTAGATATACTGATTTTACATTAGTGCTTATAGCTATGTCTTTTATTAAGTCATTCTTTATATTCAAAGATAAGTCAACTAAAGGAACTTTATCTTTCTCAGCAGTCCTAGCCAATGAGCGTAAACCAGTATCCGATAAGAATACTATATCATCTCCAATAGCTTGTACAGAGTCTCTAGATACACAGCCGATACCTCTAATAACCTCATCTAAAGTTAATGCTGATGTATCTGAAGGATTGTTATATATTACTATGTTGTGTTTACCAAAGATAACTAGCTTGCCGTAGAATGGAGCTATAGCAACAATCTCGTCTGTACCCCATACAGTCTTTAAGTTTATTATCCCAGCAGAACCATAATTAGGTACGACATCTCCATACTGTGTTATGTCTGTAGTAGACGTTGAGGTGAATATATCATTAGCATTAGCAATCTCTGGTCCACCTATATGAGTCCAGTCAGGCTCTACCTTGCCATATGAAGATATATCAGTATTAGTGCTTGTAGCTACAAAAGTATCTCCTATATTAGAGTCTATAGGACCGCCTAAATCATTCCAATCTGCTCTTCTTACTGCGTTTCCTTCAGTTAGACTTCCTGTACTTGTTGCTTCATATCTATCCCCTACTGCTGGAGAATCTGAACCTCCTCCATTAAAATCAGAACTCCAAGATGTACTATCTTCCTGCATTGCTGTGATGATGTAAAACTCACCGTTAGTAACAGAAGTTAACTCCTTAAATTCAGTAATCTTATAACCAACCCCATTTGTTATGGTAGTTCCTTCAGAAGCTACAGTATTAACAATATAACTAACACCTGATGTTATACTTGTAGTAGCTGTAGTATTGTACCAAATCTTAGGTATTAAAAGGTCTGAATAAAATAAGGTGTCTTTGCTCTCAGATACTCCCCCTACCCAAAGTCTACCATAGTAACCCATACCACAAGAAGGGTCAAAGTCTGTAATACCTGAAGGACCTGAGTATCCTGTTAAATCTTTTACTTTACTCCAAGTTCCTGAGTTATATTCTACGAGGTCTGAGCTGTCCTGTACTCCATATAAGTTACTATTGAAGTTTATAAACTGCCAGTCTGAACCAGCTCCTCCTGTCGAGAAAGGACCTGTATATGGAGTACTTGGATTTGTAAAGTCTATGGTATATACTTTATCCTCTACAGCAGCTAAAACCTTATTAGTACCTGAGTCATTATGTTCTACTAGAGAGCCTACTTTAGCTGTAGACGGAGCAGGAGAAATAGAAGAAGTAGACTTAAGTATCTTCTGCCTGAACCCCTTTCTTATTGAAACCACACCTGTCTCTCTTATGAGAACATTATCTGCTAATGTCAACCAAGAGGTATCAAGGGTTAACGGACTATCTTGAGTATTTAATCCATTAACTCCTAGGTTTTGTAGACTTCTATATGTTAATTGCTTAGCCATTATGCAACATACCACTCAGATTCATATTCAGTATTACCAGAGTCTATACTTATAGCCTGAGATAACATAGCTGCTGCTTCTTGTGCAGCAACCCCTGCCTGTGTACCACCGTCTTCACCGCGTTCAGCCACTGCTCTAGCCCAAGCACCTAGAATAACAGGCTGTGTAGGAACTGTGATAATTTCTGTAGCTGATGTCATAGCTGGTTGTATCTTAATAAGGTTAAAGTTAATGTTTTCAGCTTTAGTCGGCACTGGATATAAGTCAACATTTACATCTGGCGGTCTAGTGGTGACTACTGAAGTACTTCCATTAAGAGCATACTTAGTAGGCTCTCCTTTCGCTATGTTTGAAGAAGGAAAAGACCTAGCGTTCAACCATTCATTATTTACTTGTGAAAGGTGTTTACCTGTTTCTTGATTAATAACATCAAGAATCCTTACATTAGAACCAGCACCAGAATCACTATCCCCAAGTGTGTACACCATCGTTCCCGATACGGTAGCTACGGTAAAAGTTTCTCTTAGTGCTAACCAATCGTGCTTAGACTCTACAAAAGCCTTGGAGTCGTTTACTAAAGCTCCTATCACTTTCTGATAGTCAGTAATAGTAGTTGAATCATTGATATTACCAGACCAATCAGTAGCGATTGTATCCTCTCTGAGTCTGATAAGCACTTCATTAATTAATTCTCTATAAGTCATATTACTTTCCTTTAGCTAATTGCGCTCCAAAATAGAACTCAACAATCATAGTAGCCCAAGCGAATATCTCATCAAACTTCAGCATACCTTCAACAGAGATGTACTCAACTACGTCTGGTACAAACTCTATACCTATAAAACTAAATCCTTCCTTTACCGTAGGAATTACCGTAGGTATATCCCATACCACCGGTGCTACCTGAGTAAAGATAATCAAACCAAGGATAACCACAATAATGAAACGTCTGTTCCAAGCTGCCTGTGGTGATTCTTTGTTTGACTGTTCTACCGCTTGAGCGATAGCCTTCATATTCTGGTCACTACGAACAATAGACAACTTCATCATATCGCTCTGAGCCTGAGACTTGAGAGCCAGTAATTTACCTAGGAATCCTAGGATAATCGGTACTATGTTTGTCAGTAGGGTAATCATATAAGCACCTTAATCTTGAACAGTAAGTCCAAAACCAGCCAAACAGCTATTAGAAAAAGCCATATCTTCATTCATAGTTGCTTTGGTACTTATGAATTATGTCAATCATCTTGTCCAGCTTATTGTCAATCCTGTTGAACATTTCCTTATTATCATTCTGCATCTGGATAACCTGCTCTTGTATGTGAGCCTGTTGTGCTTGAAGGACTGCAACATCCTTCTCAATTCCGGTTATGTAAACAATGGCACTCAAAATGAGAACACCTGTTGTTGCTATATGCGATAGGCTTATTGCCTTACTAACGTGCCATTTTTCTTGTGCCATTGCTTTAGCTCCTTATGCTACTTTTTCAATAACCGCTTCTTCTTCTTTCAGACTCTCTGTTAGAAGAGACATAAAGGCATTCCTACC